CGTCGTGGTTGTCTCTGTCTTGGCTGTGCAGGCTGCCAGTGCCAGCAGCATGGTCAGCGCAAGGATGACTGCAATAATCTTTTTCATGGGTTCCTCCTTGATCTTCATGTGATTGATTGTGTGTTTTCCGATATGACAATCGATTGTCATATCCGTTGTTATATAGTGTAGTAATTGCGCTCTGTTTTGTCAAGAATACAAGCGCCAAAAAAAAAATTTTGTCGGTTTCGATAATTTGCAGTCATTCGCATTGTATATTTTGCCGATTAAATTTGATTTTTTCCTGTTTATCTGTAGGTCAATCGGTTTTCTATATGGATATAAATAGACCGCTTCGGATCTGCCGAAGCTGCACGGCCTATAATCATCATATCGGTTCTGGGATTGCCGCTCCGTCAGGCCGCCTGCACAGCGGAGAATCTGCGGTACTGCTCCTGATTTCTGCGGAAAAAGCCGCGGATGGCCAGCAGCACAAACGCTGCAGCAGCGAGATAATAGACAGGCAGTGCAACGCTGCTCCACGCGCGTTCCGGAATCAGCTGCCTGATGGCTGCCGCATCCAGCAGAATGTAAATCAGAAGCTGCTCACTGCCCACAACGAATGGGCGGAGAATGGCGGCGCGGATGGCCATCCGAGCAACACCCAGCGCCAGTTTCGGCGCATCCTTTGCACTGCATACCTCACCTCCAATCGTCACAAAACCGCAGAAATAGATTGAGCCATGGCAGAACATCGAAATATAGATACCCCTGATACCCGTCCGCGTGCAGCCAGCCCGAGAAGCCTTGCAAGAAGGTCTCTGCATGCTCCGCTTTTCGGGTGGGCTGGTACTCATACAGCACAACGGCCTGCTTCGCACAGCCGCTGGTGCGGTACAGCCACATGTAGGACTTGCTGGTAGAGGAACGTCCCGGCTCTTTCAGCACCTGCAAGGTCGTCTCATCCGCGTGCAGCACCGGCTCCCTGCAAAGCTGCTCATGCAGCACATCGTAGACCGGCTGCATCCACTTCTCCGAAGCCTTCAGCAGCCAGTTGGCCATAGTCTGCCGGGACAGCTTCAGCTGCCCCAGCAGCCACTCATTCTGCAGCGTGAGGCTGGTAATGACCTGCGCCTGCTCCTGTTCACGGGCAGCAAGCTTTGCTTCCAGTCTTGTATGCGCCTCTTCCAACTTGGCGCTCTTTGCTTCCAACTGCGCATTTTCCTGCTGGAGCTGCTCATATTCCGCGCGGGAAATGGTCACCATTTCTTCCGTGTTGCTTGTCTGCATTTCTCTGTTTTCCATGCAAACATTATGCCACAGAATGCGGCAAAAAGCCAGTGTTTTCAATGGTTTTCGCCCGTTTTGTTTGTTTAGACAGCAGTCAATCCCGTCACTGGGCGGTGGGCCTTCGGCTGCTCGATCTGCAGCCCCTCCATGAGCCAGCGGTATTGCTGCGGCGTTAGCGTCTTCACCTCGGATTCCGAGCGCGGCCACTGGTATGCGCCCTGTTCCAGTCGCTTGTACAGCAGGATGAAGCCGTCCTTTTCCCAGCACAAGCCCTTGATACGGTCTCGCCGCCGCCCGCAGAACAGGAACAGCGTGTTGGTAAATGGATCCAGCTCAAACTGCTGCTGGACGAGGCGCGCCAGACCGTCTATGCCTTTACGCAGATCTGTGTAGCCGCAGGCAATATAGACTTTATCTGCGCCGGTGAAATTATTCAGCATAGGCGCAGAAGTTCTACCAGCATTTTCAGCTGTTCCGTATCGAACCCGGGATAAATATCCAGACTGGCGTTTCCAATATGCAACGTTGCGGAACGTTCCGCAACGTTGCGTGATACCCGTTTCGGTGCCGGAAGCTCTGCAAACCTGACGGCCAGCGCGCTCGAGCACGGCTCTGTTTCAGCCAAAGCCAGCAATTCCCGTTCCCAACGGTAATAGGTTGCTGCATTGATTTCTTCTTGTCTGCACCACGCCCGCACTGACAGGCCGCTGCTGCGGCAGTCCTGTATTCGTGCTGCCCACTCCTGCAGCTTTACACGGTGTTTCAACTCTGCACTTGTCATCTTGATGTCCTCCAGTAAACGACAGTAACGGAATGTTGCAAAACATTCCTCTACTATTGTCTCATCCCTGTCTATGCGCGGGGAGATTTGACGGTTACAAAACTCCGACCGTCGACATTGCTCCTGTCAAGCTCTATCCTTATGTAAAAAAGCAAGACGCAAACTCATGCATTTGAGTTTGCGCCTTGCTTTTGCCCGTACCGACTGTACCCCCATGACACATTGTGTACCTATGGGGCGAAACAGTTGAAACTTCTGGGCTTTTCGCGCTGATATCTTTTTTGGTTCAGCTTGATGGTTGCGGGAGAGGGATTTGAACCCCCGACCTCCGGGTTATGAGTTCTAAAAATTCCGTTCTTTATCGTGTTACATCGTGTAAAAAAGCATTGAAAACACTAGCTTTTTTGAATTCTGCGTCTGGTATCGTTTTGTAACTTTGTTGAACTTTTCGTAATGGAGTTGAATTTTTGTTGAACTCAAAACAGCAAATAGCCCTTGTATGAGAAAATGGCCGCTGGGCGTTCCCCAGAGGCCATTTATTATTTCGCTTATGCGTGTTTCAATTCTTCGATTTCCCGGCTGTGCTGGCGGATGATCGATCGCAGGAATGCAACCTCTTCCTCCAGCTCGTCAACCCGGCTCTTCGGTGCAAGTGTTTCCATCATGGTCTGCTGATTCTCAAACAGCAGCTTGAACTTCGGCCCGAAATAAGATTCCATCAGAACCGAAGCGCCCTGCATCGCGTCCTTCAGGGTCTGGCTTGCGGATTCCTGAATCATGTCCTGGATAGCCTGCAAATCTTTTTCGTCTAACATCTTGCTTCACCTCATGTTCCCATTATACGGCGTTTCCCGCCGTTGTCAATCCGTTTTCGGCTTCCCGTCCCGCTCCATTGTTTCAGAGATCGCGCGGTTGATAAAGCCGTTCGTGCTTTCGCCCTGCGCTTCGGCGTGGGCCTGTACTTCTTCGCGCTGTTCTGCTGTCATACGAATCTCAACACGAACGAATTTGTCCATGTAGTTTTTCTGTGCGCGTTTTTGTGCCTCTGTTTTCTCTGGCATATCTAACTCCTTTCGCTTTTATAAGTATATTATACATCAAAAGAGAATCTACCGGTAGATACATAATGCACAAATCTACCGGTAGATATTTGTGGATATCGCCTATTGCTATCTACCGGTAGATATGATATCATAATGACAGTCAAGGGGAACAAACGAAAACAGTTCAGACACCGGCAGAAGATGGGTGAAGAACGTCTATAAGAGTTGGGAAGGAACAGCAAAGTGCAGCAAGGCTCACGAGATCAGTTGAAAGCCCCCAGCCGCCGGAGTTCCCCAAGACAAAGAAAAAGCGCCCTGCACGCCGTAGGAAGCACAAGCAGGACGCAACCACAAAAGGGGTCGTGTTCAGTATAACACGCCCCGCCGAAAAAGGAAAGGGGTTTCCACATGAGCAACACAGAAATTCAGAGCAAGGTCAACGAGCTTCGCGAACTGCGCCGCATGGCCGACGAGCTGACAGCCGAGATCGAAAGCATTCAGGACGTGATCAAGGCGCACATGACCGCCATCGACGCTGACACGCTGACGGGCGCGGATTACAAGATCACATGGAAGACCGTGACCAGCAGCCGCTTTGACAGCACGGCGTTCAAGAAGGCCATGCCGGAGCTGGCCGAGCGCTTCACCAAGCCCAGCACCAGTCGCCGATTCACTGTGGCGTAAGGGGGCCTAATCACTATGGACAATCGTCAAAACAACGTAGACCAGTTACGCGAAGAATTTAAGGCTGCTGTATTGGAATTGACGCCAGACGAGCGGAAGGAATTGCTGAAAATGATCCGGCAGCGAAAGGCTGAAAAAGGACAGAAATATGCGACGGAGACAAGCCGCAGCATTGGGAGGGGTTGAAAATGAGCGATATCAAAGACAATCTGTACAGTCAGATTCTTTCTCTTAACGAAAATGAAGTACGCATTTTCCTTGCTCTTATGCAGGACAAGTTGCTCGAGGAATCTGCTGCTGTACCGGACATAACTCCACCGGAGGGAATGACAAAAGCCGACTGCAAGCGCCTCATTAAGTCAATACGCACAAAACAGCCCTACGCCGATGCACGCACACAACAGTACAGCCTGCGGGTAATCTCCCACATTCGCAATGTGTGGGTTCCGCAGATCAAAAGCCATGACCAACAAGCAGGCTGAACGCCCGCTGCGCCCACGCAGGAAAAAGGGACGGCCACGCAAGCGGGACGAAATATGCCCATACTGCGCAAGCTGCTTTCGCTGCCCGCTCCCGGATTGCGTGATCCCATACCGCCAGATTGTCAACCTTCTGCCAGAGGGCTTTGCATACCGCCCGGACGATTAAAAAGCAATGCCGCTGTGAGGCTGCACAAGCCCCACAGCGGCGTTTTTTATTCTCCCGCATATTGCGAGAACAGGTATATGGCTTTCGACGGCGTGTGCGGCGTTGCAACGAAGGGAGCGGGGTTCTTCCCGCTCCCTTCGCCTATATGTAGGGCTTAGAACAGATGGTCTGCACGCCGCAGGTGCTTTAGCGGCGTACCTGCGCAGTGCTTCGCGCAGGATTTTGCAACGTTGCAAAGAGTGGGCGGCTCCGCAAGCGCTGCCGACGGACACCGGAGCTTTCCCCCGGCTGTTGGCCTGTTACACCATCCTTTCGTGCTCATTCTTCGAACGCCTTTTTAAAGCACTGTTCCAGCGCGTTTTTGCTGTTCGCCGCTGCGGGCTTCAAGAACGGCTGCGCTTCCTGCCGTGACGTCCCAAGCTCCACGTATGGAGCGTATTCAACGTTTGTGCCGATAAAAACGGATAATTCATCATCATTCGGTGCTGTGCCGCTGTATTCGCCCGTCTGAATCACGCCGTTTTTTGGCTTATCGGCCTTGTACGACTTCGCTGCTGGCTTCTTCCCGGCGAGTGCCCATGTGATGCTGTTTCGCAAAAGGCCAGTGTCTACCGTCGCAAGCCCCTTTGCCGCTCTCTCAATGACCATGCCGCACATCGTAAGTGCTTTCAATACCCGCGACTCAACTTCCTCTTTGCATTCTGCACTATAGTCTTTGAACTCAATGGTTGTCATTGCGCCTGTCTCTCCGTTCCTGCCAGATTTCCCCATAGCTCATAAAGACGATACCGAAAAACGCACCAGCGAGGAACAGCCCCGCTCCGATGATCATATTTCCCATGCCTGCCCCTTAAAAGTTCTCGATAGCCTGTCCGGCCAGTTCTTCCCACCATTTTCCCATGCTGATAATATGCGTTGGGTCAATTGCGGTGCGGCTGCTTCCTCCGCGTCCGGAACAATAGGACGCCAAGCCTTCCAGCTCATTCCAAGCCCGCAAAACTGTCCCCATACCCGTTTTGCAGTTGTCGGAAAGAATACGCAGCGCAACCGCGTCTTTGGTATCATCCGCGTTTTCAGAAGCGTCCAGGGCGTACTTTGAAATCACGCGCAGCATGGTCGCGTTGCTCTCGTACCGCTCCGCAAACGAATAGTAATCTTCCACGGTCAGCGCTCCCGATTTCAGAAGCTCCAATGCGTTCGCGTCGATCGCGTCCGGGTTCGCGAGGCTGTTTTTCTGAACGTCCTTTTCAAGCTCATTGCGCAGTTCCTTGCACTTCGCGTCAAACTCCGGCCAGATTCTGGCCTCGGCAATCTTGAAAGCCGCGTCAGACTTGTTCAGTTCAAGTCCTGCCGTCGCAATGCGAAGCCGCTTGTCTTCCTCGTTGTCGTTAGGCCTCCACGCCTTTGCGTCGGTGTCGACCCGCCGTGCCTGCACAAGATTGTCATAGGCCGCAGCGTATTCGTCTCGGGCTGTCTTGAAAGCAGCGTCAAGCTGCCATGCGTATGTGTTGTATCTGCTCATAATTTTCCTTTCTGCGTGTCCTCACGCCTGATAATTTCCTGTGCCTCTAATACCGTGTCACGGCTGTAGCCCTCTTCATAATCGAGTGGGTTCAGCGCGAGCACCGCCGCTTTTTCTTCCGAACTCATAAAGCTTGCTTCTCCCAAAAATATAGGAAACATCAGAAACCGCATCTGAAATGCGACAGAATCAACGGGCGGAATATCGCCCTTCTGTTCAAGCCGGAAGCTGTTCAGCTTGTCAAGGCGTGCTTTTATTCCTTGCATGTGAGTGTCCTCAATTCATATTCCAGCATTTTGTCAAGATCGCTCAACCGGTTCCCGCTCAGGACGCGGATAAATGCACCATCGTCCGAAATAAGATCATCGATGCTGCCGCGTCTCTCTGCTCCGTCCGGTGTCCGATACAGGAAGACAAGCTGTTTTCCTCTGCACCGTTCTGCGAATTTGCGCAGATCGTCCAGTCTTGCTTTAACTCCGCCCATCGGTTTCCTCCCTCCATTTTTCCAGCTCACGCAGCTGCTCCAGAATATCAGTCTGTTCGCAGAGCCTCAGCGAATATTCCAGCACCGAGCGGGCGGCAGAAATGCGGGCCTGTGCCTGTTCGCCCTTGTCTTCCATGATCTCACGCAGCGTTGACAGTGCCGGGCTTAATGTCTGCTGTGCCTGTCGTGTGGCGTCGCGCACCATATCGCCGAACGCCTGCTTGTACCGCTCCATGAACTCAGCATCCTGCATATAGCTGCGCAAGGTGCTTTCACCAATTCCAGCGGCCTGTGCTGCTTCTGCCCGTGTGCGGCTCACAAGCAGCGCTTGCAGAGCTTTTTCCTTTCGTGGTGTCAATTCATCACTCCTTCCCGTGTTATAACCGCCGGAAACCGGCGAAAAGCGCTGAAATAATCAGACATACGTCCGCAGCGTTTGGCAGACCGTGGGCGTTCTGAGCGCTTTCAGGGCGGTATTGCGCAACCGTGCGTCAAACGGCTTGTCGAACCAGAATGTGTCGGTCAGCGCCTCGCGCAGCTCGTTCGGAAGCTGCTGCAAGGCCGCTTGTACGGCCTCGCAAAGCTCCTGCTGTTCAACTGCTTCAAAGGCCCGCGCTGCCGCTACGTCTGGAATAATATCGCGCAGAATACAGTCCTCGTCCGCACCAGCGGGCGGTACGTCCAACGAGGTTGCATCGTTGAGCGGATCTTTTAACTCATGATTCGTGCGCACCCGATAAGCTGCTGCAAACGCTGATTTCAGGTGAAATGTAAGCCATGTGGAAAACGCGCTGCTTTCCGGCTTCCACGTCTCAACGGCCTTTGCAAGCGCGAGAAAGCCTTCCTGCTCCAGATCCTCCAGGGCGACGCCGCGCCTCCCCTCAAAGGCCCTGTACCATCTTCGCGCCTGCTGCATCACGTACTGACGGCAGGCCAGCCACAGCACCAGAATATCCTCTTTTCCATCCTGAACGGCTCGTGCGGCTGCGTTTGTTTCCGTGCTCTGCTGTGTCACTTGCATTTTGCGCCCTCCTGCGGTAAAATGAATTTGCAAAACTGATTCGTTCACCACAGGCGCCGCCCGGAAGGGCGGTTTTATTTATAGCAGCAGCTCGCGCGCGGCCTGCTTGCGGCGGGCGGCGTCGGCGGTTCGGCGGCTTGCGCCGTCCATGCAGATAGTGATGGGGCAGAGCGTTTCCAGCCGGTCATAGATCCGGCGAAGCGACATATCCGATGTTTCCTTGATCTCTTTCAAGCTCAGATTTGTTGTGATAATCAGCGGAAGGCCGGCCTGTCCGCGCTGGTCAACGACGGAATAGGTAACCTCACGCGCAAAATCGGTGCTGCGTTCTGCGCCAAGATCATCGACGACAAGCAGCTGATAGGCATTCAAACTGTCCAATATCTGCTGCCGGTCACGGCTCGACATGACCACGTTCAGGATCTTCGAAAAATTTGTGACAAGGACGCTGACGCCCTGCGCGATCAGCGCGTTCGCAATGGCATGAGCTAGGAACGTCTTGCCCGTACCGACGCTGCCGTAAAGCAGAATCCCGTAATTCTGTTCCAGGACCTTCGGCCATGTCTCCACATACCGGCGGCAGGTGCGGGATATTTTCCTATTCGCGCCATCGTCGGCCTTGAACGTATTGCGCCGGAATGTCGTGATTGCAAGCCCCGTGCCCGCCCATGCCTGCACAAGCTGCGCCTCGAATTCCCGCTGTCGGGCCTGTGCTTCCTCCGTCTCACGCTGCTTTCGGGCGCAAGCGCAGGAAACATGCCGCTGCATGGTCTTTTGCTGCTGGCCGCAGGTCATGGTGACCTCGATCAGCGTCGCTTCCCCGCAGACTGGACAGCGTTCAAGCACGGTTTGGTCTGGTGAAATGATAGGGAAATCTGTCCTATCCAAAGAAATCCGCCTCTCTCCGGTATTCGTCCGTCGTGCGGACACGATTCTTGTCCTGCGCCTTCTGCTGCGCGTCCGAGCGTTCCCACGTCCGAACCGCAGCCTTCCAGTCGACGATGGGCTTATTCCTGCCCTGCTTCCAGCCGTTGGCAGAGTAGAAATCAACGAACTTTTCCGGGTCAACGCTGCTTCCTCGTTCTTGGCAGTAAACCTTGACCTCGCCGACGGTGGGCGGGGTGAAGCGCGAAGCGCGCGGCGGCTTGTCCGTCGCCTTCTCTCCGTTTTGTTTTGCTCCGTTATGTTTCGTTATGTTATGTTCGGGTTCCAAGCTGGAAGCAAGCTGTTTCCGGTCTGGAACCATACTGGAACCAAGTACCCAACGCCCAGCGCTATCTTCGGATACCAAAGCACGTTCTGCCGCAAAAATTGTCTTGTGGTATCGGTCATTCTTGAGAGTGTTATTGATGTTCCAATCCACAATGACGATTACGCCGCTCTCGAAAGGAATGATGTAACCCTTCGAAGCCAGCAGCCGAAGATCATCGTCATTGCAGCCGACACCGCGTGCAATCTTCTTCGGTGATGCGACAAACCCGTCATCGTCGCCGTGCATCCCCAAGTGAAAATACAGTGCCTGTGCGCTTGCAGACATATCAAGAAATTTGTCTGTGTCAGTGACAGATAATGAAAACATTCGCTTTTGTGCCACGTGCTCACCATCCTTCCATGTGCTGCTGACCGGCCATATCCGCAAGCGCCACCTCTGCTGCCCGGGCAATGCTGGCAATCTCAGCCGCCCGGCGCGACATGCTACGTGCAAAGCGTTGAACATCAGAGGAATTTTCCGGAAGGAAATAACCATGTAGGCAGTCCGACAGAATCAGCTTGCCCGCCTTACGTTCCGCCTGAATCCGCCGTCTAACTTCCCGCTCGTCTAGATTGGTAAGGGCGGCAAGCTCCGTCAGCTTGACCCCGTTTTCTGCGCCGGGATGGAGCAAATCAGAAATATGTAGCACTTTTCCTGTGCTTGTGGTAAAATTCTTTGTGGGATACATGGTCGGCAAACCGTCTCCCGCTGCCCTTGTCGGTGTTCCAGCACCGGCAGGGGCTTTTTCTTTTTCCGGCATTAGCTTCGCACCTCCTTTGTCTTGCGGCTTTCTGCGTCCAGCATTTCCGCAAGGGCAGAAACGTTAACGAGAAAGCGATTGCCGGTTTTGATTCCGGGACATTGCCCTGCGGCCACCATGAGACGGATTCGGTGCTCCGAAAGAATGCCCGTTGCGGCAGTTTGTCGGATCGTTTTGAATTCTGGCATAAACTAGCTCCTTTCTACATAGTCATTTTTCGTTGAAAGTCGTTGACTTCTCGGCATCTTCATAGTAACATAGGGATAGGATAATTAAAATATCCTATATATTATCCTAGAAAGATGAATAAATGCGCTTTATGACCATCAAATTATCCCTTCGGGAGGCTGATATGTTTTCTTTTAAGCAGGGCTTCAAAAGAGCACGGAAAAAAACGGGATTATCCCAAGAGGGTTTTGCTTGCAAATATCATTTTTCGCTTCCAACGGTAAAGAAGTGGGAGCAGGGGAAGGCTGTCCCGGATTTTGGGACCCTTTGCGACCTTTGTGATATTTTCCAATGCAGTATGGATTATTTGGTTGCAAAGGATGAACTCCCATCACATGATCTGCAATTTATACATGACGAGATAGGTTTAACGTTGGAAAGTATTGAAAAATTGCAAAGAATAAGGACGGAAAGAAAAGAATACTCAGATGCACTCTCAGCGCTTATTATGGGTGGAAACTTTGAATACTTGCTATATCTGTTAGATAAACGATTTGTGTATTCGGCACCAGAAATGAATGTAAAGCCGATTATTAAAAATATTGACGGAGAAGTGCATTGTACAAATGCAAAAGAGTATCATAATTCCCTACAAAAAAGAGAAGTTAATATTTCATTGGATGGTTCGCAAATAGTTGCCCAAAAGAAGAATTTAATTGATACTCTGATATGCTCAGCCCTCACAGACAATATGCAGAATATGGCGAATGAGTACGTGAAAATAAAGGAGAATGTGGACAATGGCTAACATCCAAGAACGCCGCGACAAGGCCGGACGGTTGATCTCCTATTCCATCCGCGTCCATCGCGGGCGGGGGCCGGATGGGAAGCAGTTGAAGCCGTGGACAGCTACGTTCGAGGTTTCGCCGACTTGGACGGAAAAGAGCGCACGAAAAAAGGCCGAGGCGTTTGCCGCGACCTTTGAGAAGGAATGCAGAGCGGGCGTCACCACTGACAGCCGCCAGAAGTTTGAGCCGTACTGCGAATATGTAATTGCCATGAAGGAGCAGCGCGGAGCGAAGCACTCCACGATTGTCCGCTACAAGGAGCTGACCGAGCGCATCTATCCGGCTATCGGTCATATCAAGCTGAAAGATCTGCGTGCAGACCATCTGAACAGCTTCTATACGGTGCTCGGAAAGCCGGGGCAAAACAAGCGCACCGGTTCCGGCCTGTCTGCGAAGACCATTCTGGAGCACCACCGGCTGATTTCTACGGTTCTTGACCAGGCGGAGAAGGAAGGGCAAGTCCCCTTCAACGTCGCAGCAAAGGCCACGCTTCCGAAGGTCACCAAGAAAGAAGTAAACTACTTCCAGCCGGAGCAGATCGCGGCCATCCGTGACGCACTCAGACAGGAGCCGCTGAAATGGGAGACGCTGACGCATTTGTTTCTGCTGACTGGCGCACGGCGCGGGGAGCTGCTGGGCCTGAAATGGAGCGCCGTTGACTTCGAGAAAAACCGCGTCCATATCTGCAACAACGTTCTGTATGCCCCGGATCGCGGAATTTACGAGGACACCCCGAAGACGGCCACGTCTGACCGCTATATTACGCTTCCGGCAGAGACAATGCAGCTTCTCCGCACTTATCGCGCATGGCAGAACACCGAGCGGCTGCGGCTGGGCGAATTCTACGAGAATCAGGGCTTTGTCTTCTCGCAGGAGAACGGCAGCCCCATGCACCCGGACAGCGTGACAGACTGGATGAGCAAATTCAGCAAGCGCCACGGCCTGCCGCATATCAATCCCCATGCGTTCCGGCACACAATGGCGTCTATTCTCTATTTTAACGGCGTGGATTCCGTTTCGATCTCCAAGCGGCTTGGACACGCGCAGGTGAGCACAACGGCAAATATTTACGCGCACGTCGTCGAGGAAGCGGACAGGAAGAATGCAGAAATCCTCTCAGATATTTTCCTGAAAAAAGCGTGA